TTGAGTCCAAATAAAGATAATAAATTTGTAAGAAAAGATTTTACAGTTTTAGAATCTGTAAAAGTATCCATAAATAAAAATAAATGTAGCCCACCGCTTTTAGATTCTACTGGTAGTAAAGGTAGTTTGTATTGTTGTATGATGTCTATGTAATTTTTCTTATTAAAGTCAGCATAATCTTTTGGATCTATATCTATAACACCAAACTTAACTTCTGAGTCTTCTGTACATGGTTGTATACCAATAGATAGTTTACCGTCTAAGTGTTGTTGATATATTTCGTTAGTGAGTTCTTCAAAATTCCACCTGTAAACAGGTTTCTTTTTACCTGTTTCAGAATCTGTTTTAGAGTCTTGGTGATTAAAGTCAGCTACACCATAAGCATTCCTATACCCATTAAAAAATTCTATGTATCGTTCCATAATAACTGTCCGTGTGGGCCACCCAGTCTCCCGTTTGGCCCACACTGTGCACATATTCCTCTAGGAATTATATAATGCTAGCTTGGTCCTTCGGTTTTTCTTCACCATGTTTAGCTTTAACGCTTCCTTTAGAAATGCTATCGCTAAAACCTTTGGCTTGATCGTAAAGACCTTTGTCAGTTACTGGGCCAACCTTACTTACTTCCCAACCAAACCAAGTGCCTTTATCATTTGACATTTGGGTAGTTTTTAGTTTGTAAATGTGGCTGAAAGATGCTGGTGTAAACATTCCGTTTGCGCCCTTCATCTTAATACCAGACATCATTGAGTTCCATTTTCTACTAATTTTTAATTGAGTAGATTTCATAGATATCAATGCTGTTGATGGACTATCTCCCGACACTATAACAAAGTGTGATGCAGTCTTTTCAATATAATTACCATTTGGTAATCTATCTTTGTAGTTTGCATCAGGTTTTGTTTTGGACATAATATCAGACGATGAATCATAGATTGCAATTGGTGCACCTAGACCTTCTCCTCTATCCTTCCATTCGATGTACTCCAACTTATAAAAGCATGGTATTACATCTAAACCTTTTACTCCATCATAGAGTTCTCCAGAGACAGAATTGTATATCATTCCTGGCTCTGCACCTTCGACATACTTACCATCTCGTTTATTAACTTCTGGTGAAAGTTGTCCAAGGATTTTTAGAAAAGGTAAGGCTAGATCTTCTTGACCTATCGCACCTAAACCTTTTGCTGCATCATCTTCAAACATATTTGCTGGAAGACCTGCAGACTTTTTCTCTGCTACTTGGTTCATGTTTATTTACTCCTCGTTACTTTTGTCCTGTTTCCTGCGAACACATTAAATAGATCAGAGGGCATCTCTTGTCCAGATTCCAGACGCTCTCTGACCAATGCTTTTAGAGTCATTGGTTCGACCTTAAGTTTCTGGACAGGTTCGTACCCTTGACCCTTTGCAAGGGTTGCATATTCGCTCGCCTTGTTATCTTCGTTACGACCAAAGGAAACTGTAATCTCATTTTTAATAAGATCA